AATATTAGACGGATGGCCGCTTTACCAATTTGAAATTTGAATTTCATTCCGAAATTACAATCCATGCCATTTAGGTCCTCACCTATATATTGAGACCCATTCCCCGATTGCATACGATAGTTTGAGAGGACCCGATTGACCAAGTCAACATGGCACCCCCAAAACGGTTCTTAATAAATGCCAAGAACTATTTCCTCACATACCCTCACTGCTCACTCACAAAAGAAGAAACCCTTTCCCAAATTAAAAACCTAGAAACACCTACAAATAAACTGTTCATCAGAGTTTGCAGAGAACTACACGAAGATGGGACTCCTCACCTGCATGTCCTCATCCAGTTCGAAGGCAAATTCAAATGCCAAAATAACAGATTCTTCGACCTACAAACCCCAAGCAGGTCAGCACATTTCCATCCGAACATTCAGGGAGCTAAAAGCTCAAGCGATGTCAAATCCTACATGGAAGAAGACGGAGACATCCTTGACTTTGGAGTTTTCCAAATCGATGGAAGATCAGCTAGAGGAGGTTGCCAATCTGCCAACGACGCATATGCCGAGGCAATCAATTCAGGGTCCAAAGCTGCGGCCCTCAATATACTAAGGGAGAAAGCTCCCAAAGATTTTGTATTACAGTTTCATAATTTAAATAGTAATTTAGATAGGATTTTTACACCTCCATTAGAGATTTATATTTCGCCTTTTTTATCTTCTACTTTTAATAATGTACCAGAGGAAATGGAAGAGTGGGCATCGGAAAATATTTCCGACGCCGGCCTGCGGCCACTCCGACCACTCAGTATAATAATAGAAGGAGAAAGCAGGACAGGAAAGACAATGTGGGCTCGTTCACTAGGCCCACACAACTACCTATGTGGTCACCTGGACCTAAGCCCGAAAGTATACAGCAATGACGCGTGGTATAACGTCATTGACGATGTTGACCCCCACTACCTAAAACACTATAAAGAATTTATGGGGGCCCAAAGGGAGTGGCAAAGCAACACGAAATACGGAAAACCCATTCAAATTAAAGGAGGGATTCCAACAATCTTCCTATGCAATCCAGGGCCAACATCATCCTATAAAGAATACCTAGACGAAGAAAAAAACAAAGCATTAAGAGACTGGTCACTCAAAAATGCAACCTTCCTCACCCTATACGAGCCGCTGTTCTCAAGTGCCAATCAAAGCCCTACATAGAGCAGCAAAAGCAAGACCAATCAAAAGAAAGAGGATAGACCTCCCCTGTGGATGCTCAATATACAGACACATCAACTGCCACAACCATGGATTCACACACAGGGGAACCCATCACTGCAGCTCAAGCTCAGAATGGCGTATTTATCTGGGAAGTTCCAAATCCCCTATATTTCAAGATCCTAAAGCACCTACAACGACCATTCAACATGAACAAGGACATCATCGAAGTCAGGATCCAATTCAACCACTACCTGAGGAAAGCACTGGGACTACGCAAATGTTATCTGACTTTCACCATTTGGAGTCACTTACGTCCAGCGACATCGCATTTCTTAAGAGTATTTAAGACACAAGTATTAAAATACTTGGATAGTTTAGGCGTAATTTCTTTAAATCTTGTAATTAGAGCAGTAGATCATGTATTACACAATGTATTATCAGGAACAATATATGTAAAACAATTCGAAATAATAAAATTTAATTTTTATTAATTTGATACAGAGTCATAAAAATATATCCGTATCTTCAAAGTAGCATACACTGGATTAGAAGCATGAGTACATGCCATATACAACAACAAAGCGTTCTCAGTATGGTTATCATACTTAGCAGCCTCCTGATGATTGTAAACAACATAATTATTCAGCCTCATGAATTTCTGAACCATTGCCTGCTCCTTGCTTGCATACTGACCACCAGTAACAGTTGCGTAGAACTTCCGCAATACCTGATACCGATCCCTCAAATCATTTTTGACAGTAGCAGTGCTAGGCTCATTATCATACATGTTAAAAACCTGACCAAAATCCATGGGAGTCCCAAACGGACGACGATCTCTTACAATATAGAACATAACTGTGTTCGTATGGTTCTTCGTCTTGATGTTTTCATCCATCCACACCTTACCAAGCACATACATGGACTTAACACAAAAACGTTTACCAACCCTATGAGTCAACCCATTACCACGTGTGACATCCGAGACACATATCACCTTGCCAGTATGAGCAATATCATGACGCTGTTCAAACGACTGCACCTTACATGGGCCTTCACAGCCCTTTGGTACATCATTGCTTTTGTACATCCGATAGAGCCTGGGCTTTCGGTACATGGGCCTGTTGGTCCACATTTGTCTTTTGGTGACGCGGACAGTGGGGACAGCAGCACGTCGAGAATAGGGGCTGTCGAAATTCAGACGACGACGTACTTTGGATACGGGAGTTGAAATCACTATATCTGCTGGTCGCTTCGACATAATTACGAGCCCTAACGACACAAATTAAATCCCTAAGAAGATCGAAACCTAAGGTATCAGGAGAATACGTATCTGCCACGGCGGATAAATACTTAACCGCTAGCATACAACGAAGACCATGTACGGTTTCAGGGAACTCATGCAAAAGGGGATCCCACATTTTTGAAAATGAAAACTTGGAGACCAATCTTTATAGGGGACCACGAACTAATAAGACTTTGAGGAGCGGACAAGATTTAAAGACAGAGCACGTGGTGGGGCCCAAAAAAAATTTCGCGGCCATCCGGT